GGGTACTAAACTCAATACCAACCTCGACACCATCGATTCGCAGATGAAGGCTAACGCCGATCTTGCGGGTATCAATGCAAACACTGCTGAAACATCAATTCAGTCTACTGACCTGATTAACGTATATGACGTATCAGCAGGGGCGGTACGCAAGGCAACGATTGCTAACGCGGCTTTGGTTGGTCCTACTGGTCCTGCCGGTGCAGATGGCGCAACGGGTCCAACCGGACCTACTGGTCCTGCGGGTTCAGCCGGTCCAACAGGTCCTACTGGTCCAACGGGTCCTACTGGTCCTACAGGTCCTGCCGGAACGCCGTCAACGACTCACCTTGCTATAGGTAGTTATGCTGGTTTCTTTTGGTCAGCTCCAAATTTAAATACTTATACGACTCTTAATGTTGGCTCAACAACCGCTAACAATGTTTATTACACAAATAACCAAAATCTACAGCAGTTTAGTAACTCTGGAATGACGCATCCTGCGGGCACATATCGTCATATGGGTGAGCAGTTGGCGTATTCATACTACAGTGAAGGAAACTTTTACCGTAGTCGCCGACTTTTCTGTCGTACAGCTTAAGGGGATAAAATATGTCAGATGTTGTAAGAACAATTAATTCAGCACGAAACCCACGTTGGGGTGATTACGACAAAACCTACATACTTTTAGAAGTAGATTTTGATGAGTTAGATGAAGTGTATGTTGAATTTTGTGCCCGCTCGGATGATATATATCCGTGGGGACCAGAACTATTTAATCGTGCAGTTGCAGGTGAATTTGGTGAGGTTGCTGAACGGGAAATTCCTGAAGATATAACAGGCGAATCAGCAATTAGCGTAGTGAGAAAGATTCGTAATGATTTGTTGACAACAGAAGTTGACCCTATTACTAAGAATCCTTTGCGTTGGGACGCTTTGTCTGCTGAAAAGCAGCAAGAGTGGAGAGATTACCGTCAAGCATTGCTTGATTTAACAACCTCTTATCCAAATGCACGTCTGGCGTGGAATGTTACAGAAAGAGAACATCAGTGGGTTGATTTAACATTTCCAACAAAACCAGAATAACAATTTCACACAGAGGTCAAAATGAAAGGTGAAAACTTTGTTCGTGTTATTGATGACGCGATGACGCATGAGCAGTGTGCGAAGCTAATTGACGGCTTCCATGCTGTGCATGATTACGGTGGTTCTTACACAAGGCAAACATCAGATCGAGCTTCTAAAGAAAAGAAGGCAGACACTTCTGTTGATGTTGAAGAATTACTGTTACTAAATATTTACAAGCCGCCACAATATCAGATGATGAATATGCTTAATAAGCACATCACTGCTTACGTTGAAGATTTTGAAACAGGTATGTTTTGTTTTGAAGCTTGTGAGCAATTCCCCATGTCACAAGCAGGTATCAAAATTCAAATGACAAAGCCGAGCGAGGGTTATCACGTTTGGCATTGTGAAAACTCTAATTTGCTGAATAAAGGACGGTTCTTAACGTGGATTTTGTACCTCAATGATATTGATGAGGGCGGCGAAACCGAATTTATCCATCTTTCAGAGCGTATTACACCAAAGACCGGACGCTTGGTTATTTTCCCTGCCGCATGGACACACACCCATCGCGGAAACCCACCACTAAGCAATACTAAATATATTGCAACAGGTTGGATGGAGTACACGCAATGAAGCCATCCCTAATAAAAAATGCCATCCCACAGCCAATCTTCAACTACATCAAAGATGGGATTACAGGGTTAGAAAGATCTCCGTCGCATTTAAAATATAAAATGACAAGCACAAACGCAAAAGATCCTACGCGCAATCTTGTTGCTGTTGTTGTGCCTGAAGACAAAGAATATCTTGATTACTTGTCACCATTGGCTGCAATGGTGGCTTCTTACGTTGGCGTTGATTTAAATGCCCTAATCCGTATCAGAGTTGGCATCACTTTTAACGATGGCTCAGAAAATAGAATTGCAGCTCCACACGTTGATCAAGTGGAGCCACACGTTACCGCTTTGCTATACATAAACGATTCTGACGGTGACACTATTTTGTGGGACGGGTTGTACAAGGAAGGGAACGAGGGCACTTTGTCGCTAGAAGAAAGTGGACTGACTGAATTAATCACAATCACGCCAAAAGAAAATTCTTTGTTGATAATCGGCGGCAACCAATACCATTCAAGTTCGCGCCCAAAAAAGTCTCCGTATAGAGCTGTTGTCAATTTTAACTTTGCAGTGGATGAATGGTTATGAGGCAGTCTTGGCAAATGTGGCAGTCACAGATCAAGCCTGAAGAATGCGATGCAATGATTGAGCAGTTACGTCAGTTACCCCCTATTGAAGCCACAACCTTTAACGGTCAGGAAGACTACCGTAGCAGCAGTGTGCGTTGGGTTGATGATCGCAATATCCAAGATATGCTTTGGTGGTACGCAAAAGAAGCCAACCGACTTGCATTTGGTTTAGATGTTGAAAACTGCGGTGGTGTTCAGTTTACCGAGTACGGCACAGAGTACGGTGGAAAGTACGACTGGCATCACGATGTTGACTGGCAGTCTAATTCAGCATTTGATCGCAAGATAAGCGTGGTGCTTCAGTTGTCTGACGGCAACTACTACGAAGGCTGTGACTTTCAGTTTGACGAAGTGCAAAACCCTGATACTGAGGCATTACGATCAAAAGGCACGATCATCTGCTTCCCGTCATACTTACGTCATCGAGTGACAGAAATTACCAAAGGTAGCCGATATAGTTTGGTGGCTTGGTTTGAGGGTCCAAGATGGCGATAATGCATTGGTTCAAGCCAAAAAAAATTATTTTGAATGCTTACACAAGCGATACTGCAATTTACGATTTAGCCAAAATAACGCCTTCATCACGAGAAAAGCCCGATTGGTGGAATAATCTTCCCAAGAGTAACTTTTCGCCAGAAACAGGCGAAAACCGGACAATGAGAGGCTGTAATGGATTTAACGATTTGTATGCCAAAGGCTTTACGGTTAAAACACCGTGTGATTTTTACTTAAAATCAACTGAGGAGGGCTTGTTTCAGGCGCACCCAAAAGACTTAGACTTGGGCGGTCAGCACGATTTAAATCAAATGGGTGGAAACTTTTTTGGTGAAAACGCTTTTCATTATAAGTTAAATCCTCAGTGGATAATGGATGCAGCTAAAGATATTAATCTTTTAATGACCAACCATTCTTGGAATACGCCACAGTCAACCTCAAGATTATTTGTGCCGAACGGGATACTCAATCTTAAATTTGTAACAGACTTAAATGTAAATATGATTTTGAACCCACCTGAAGCGGGACAGAATGTAAGATTTGATGCTCTTATGCCGATTGCTATGTTGATTCCTTTGACTGAAAAAAGGGTAGAGATTAAGCATCATTTGCTCACTAAAGCAGAATACGAAGCAAAAGAGAATGGCAAAATGTCTAATATATTTTTCGTAAACAACTTATCAAAGGTAAGAAAAGAGAAAGCAAAGCAAGAGGCATCAAAATCTTGCCCCTTTGGATTTGGTAAAAATCAAGGGTAATTGTTATTTAGCCAAACCTCTGTCAAAATCACGGTAATACCACTCAGGGGGCGATATGGCTCTAATTCCGTTGAAGATACCGGCAGGTGTTTACCGTGTTGGCACTGATTACGAAGGCTCAGGTAGATGGCGTGACGCTAATCTAGTTAGATGGCACGGCGGTTCAATGCGTCCTGTTGGTGGATGGATAGAGCGTAATGACGTATCAAGTGATCACACAGCTCCACCACGCGCCATGCACACTTGGATTGACAATGACCGTGATTCACATATTGTCACAGGCACTGCAAACGAATTACTGCATACCACTCCGGCAGGCGTAACGGTAGATATAACTCCATCAGGCTTTACTACTGGCGCAGCAAATGCGGCGATCAATACAGCGTTTGGTGGCGGTTACTATTCATCAGGCGGCTCGCTATACGGCGTAAGTCAGCCATCACAAGGCACATTCCAAGAGGCTGACACATGGTCATTGGATAACTGGGGCGAGTATCTTGTTGCTTGCTCTACCTCTGACGGTAAGCTTTATGAGTGGCAGTTAGACGCTACCACGCCAACTGTGGCGGCACAGATCACCAACTCACCAGAAGATTGTAAAGGTTTGCTGGTAACTGAAGAGCGATTCATCTTTGCGCTTCAGGCAGACGGCAATCCTCGAAAGATTGCTTGGTGTGACCGTGAGGACAACACCACATGGACTGCGGCGGCTACTAACGAAGCTGGCGACATTGAGCTACAAACTAACGGCGAGATTATGCAAGCAGCGCGCATGCGTGGACGCACAATCATCGTGACATCAACAGATGCCCACATTGCCACCTATCAGGGTGCGCCATTTGTTTACGGTTTTGAACGTGTCGGTACGGCTTGCGGCGCAATCTCACGCAAAGGCATGGTTGCGCTTGAGGCGGGTGCTTTCTGGATGGGTAAAGAAGCATTCTTCTTCTTTGACGGTTCAGTTGCTAAGCAATTACCTAGTGACGTGCAGGATTTTGTGTTTGAGGACTTAAACGACAACCAGCGCACAAAAGTTTGGGCGGTCCACAACTCAGAATATGCTGAGATTTGGTGGTTTTACCCATCTTCAGGCTCAACCGAGTGTGACGCTTACGTTTCCTACGACTACGGTGAGAATCACTGGGA